ATGAGCGTTCAAGGTCAAGAGCCCGCACAGGCGGGGCTGAAGCTGGGTCAAGTTCTGATCTCCGGTCGTCTGGCCGGGGTCCGTTCCATCAGCACGCGGCAGGGCCGCAAGTGGCTGCACAAGGTGCAGCTGCCCGCCCCCGATGAGTTCACTTCGCCGTCCGTGGTGGAAGTGCGAGGCGATGAGAAGCTGGGCCAGCAGGTCGGCGACGTGATCCGCTGCAAGGCCCAGCTGGGCGGCTACGGCCGGTCCTTCAATTTCACCGACAAGGAAACGGGCGAGCGCCTGCGCGGTGAGCAGATCACCATGACCCTGGACGTGATCTGAGGTCGGCCGTGAGCTATCAAGACCGTTGCACCGTGGACCGTCTGCGGCACTTGGCGCTGATGCTCCAAGACGAGTTGCAGGAGTGCGAGCGTCAGCACTATGGTGATCAGGTCCTTCGGGGCCTGCGTGAAGCCTTGGCTTCCGTTCGGCACGCTCTGGCTGCGTTCGATTGATGAACCGCCGCGCCGCCATCGCTGACGCACAGCGCCGCCGCCTGGAAGCAGAGCGGCGCGCCGCCGACTTTCACGGCCGCGCTGACGTCATGGACCGCATGGGCTACCGGGCTTCGGTCCAGGCCCTGCGGTCGCAGGCGTCGGCGGCCGAGGACGCTTGGACCTTCTGGGACGCCAAGCTGCTCAACCTGACGGCTTCGGCGAGGGCTCGCGCATGACCGCCGCCGTGGTGGATTTGGCCCCGCGCAGCGGAAGGTGCCTAGTAACACCTTCCGGAAGTCTCAATTTTGAGACTTCCGAGTTCTCGGAACTGGCTGCGAAGGCTGCTCGGCACCTTGCCCGCCAGGATCAGCCGGCACCGTTCTTCGTGGATTGGCTGACCATCAGCCAAGAGCATGAGGAAGCACTGCCAGTGGTGTCTAGCGGCCTTGTGTGGGCCTCCGACGAAGAGGGGGAAGTCGAGTGGCGCACCGTGCGTGCCGCGCAGTTCGAGGGGTCGTATGAGACCCACGTCAACGTCAAGTGCGACGGTCACAAGGTGACATTCAGCGGCAACGTGAGCCGCTTCGGTCGCCCGGATAACGTGTGGGGCTTCGACTTCTGGCACTGCCTGGAGCGCATCAACCTGATCCTGGAGGACTACGGTCTGCCGCCATTCACGGCCGGTCGTCGCATCCAGTTGACTCGCCGCGATGGCGATGCCACTTACCGCTGGTCGGGGGCGCGTGTCTCGCGCATCGACCTGACCGGCAATTTCGAGGCAGGCGGCCCGGATGAGGCCCACGCCTTCCTGGCGTGGCTTGGCAGTCAGCACGCCGGCCGGCAAGAGGGCCGCACGCTGGGGCAGGGCGAGACCGTCTCCTTTGGCGGCGGCAAGGGCTCCCGCCAGTACTGGAAGGCCTACATCAAGCACCTCGAGTTGGCCCGGCATGGCTGCTCGGAGGGTGAGCTCTATGAGCACTGCCGCACCGTGGGACTGGTGCGCTTTGAAGGGACGTTGCGCACAAAGGCGCTGACCGATGTCGGGGCCGCTTGGCTCGGCGATTACGAGAAGGGGCACGCGATGGCCGAACTCATCCGCATCTACGAAGACAAGGCCCAGGTGTTGGGCCGTGCAGAGCGCACCACCGACGAACTGGAACATCTGCCGAATGCCATTCGTCGCACGGCCCGGGACTACTTGGCCGGTGCCGACTGCAAGGCCGCCATGAGCCGCGCCTCGTTCTACAAGCATCGCCGCGCCTTGCTCCCCTACGGCATCGACATTGCCGTGCGCAACGTGCGTGCCTTCCAGCCCCGTGTGCAGGTGATCACCCTGCGCCCGGCCGTCGTCCCTAGTTGGTATCGGATGGCCGCATGACGGCTCTCTTTCTTCTTGTTGCGCCTTTGATCCCTGTGGCGGTTCCTGTTCTGGCGCGTCGTCTTACCTCTTGGCTTTTGGAGCTTTGATCATGGTTACCTGTCCCAATTGCGGTGCCGAATTCGACCCCGGCGAGTACATGGACGAGGAGTTGGCCGGCGATGAAATGGTCGAGTATCTGCAGTGTCCTGAGTGCGGCCACCGTGATGAATCGTCTGAGTTTTCGTCGGGTGATTGATCGTGGGTGCCTTCGCTCTCGGCCGCTGTTATGACTCGATTCAGACCGCCTCTCAGGCCGTTTGCACGGGCAGTTATCCGCTCGTCGGTGCTGGCACTGGTGGGCCGTATGTCGTCACCTGTAGCGGCGCGGACGCTTCGGGCGTGCTTTCGCTTTTTGTCGATGGTCAGCCGCTGGCGTCCTCGCCGCTGACATTCGTTTCTTGTGAAGCCGGGGATGAGTTCCTGCAACTCGGTTTCACTCCTTCAGAGATTCTCGGTGTTGCCGGCTGGGGTGTCGGTTTCGTCGTCTTTCTCTGGTCGTTGGGTTATGCCGTGGGTGTCGCTGTCGGCGTCATCCGTCGCGCTTGATTTCAGGGTGTTCCTGAATCCGTCGCCGGGTCGGTTACTCGGTAGTTTCTTGGGAGTCTTTTCATGACCGAAATCTTTGCCGCCGTGGACCTGTCCACCGTCGCCACCTTCGTTGGTGCCACCGGCGTCATCATCGTGGCCATCGCGCTCGCCTTCAAGGGCATCAGCCTCGCGAAGCGCGGCGTGAACAAGGCCTGACGCCATGACCGGGCCGCTCGTCGCTTTTTGCTGGGTGTCCATCGCCCTTCTCGGGGGGGTCGGCGGGTTGGCCTTGGTCTTGGGCTTCAAGGGGGCAGGGCTGTGATGTTCCTTCGCTTCCTGCTTCTGGCGGCCCTTTGGTCGCCTTTTTTTGCCTTTGCAACCAACGTCACGCCTTCCGGTTCGATTGTTCTTCAGCAGACCGGGACCAATACTTATGCGGTTGCGGATGGGGCTGGTGGTTCCGGTCCTTTCTCCATGACCAACCGCACAATTGGCTCTGCTGCTGGCGGTGCTGTCACAGTCGCTGAAAGCTATGCCGGCACCTTGGCCGGTGGGCGTATTTCTATACTCGCTCGCCGTGCGGTTCCTGCTGCTTTTGCTATTTCGATGGCGAAAGAGAGTTTTATCGTCGGCTGTCAGGCCGGCACCGAGCTTGCTGCTTATTTGGGTCTTGGCACGTCCTCCAGTTCTCGGACGGGTTGTAATGTCACTGATTGGCTATATGACGATGGTCAGGACCCGGCAGTTTCTTCTGTTTTTCAGTGCGATGGTGTTCCTTCCATAAGCGTTGAGAAGTTTGTTACGCCGTCCCCTGCTTACGGTAGTGGCTCAGATTTTCCCAGTGCTTGCGCGAATTGGGCTTCCATGTTGCAGACCGCATACGACACTGCGTATTCAACTTGCTTGGCTGCTAAGCTTTCCGGTTGCACTCAGGTGACTCAGGTTTCTGCGGTTTGTACATCTCAGACGTCTTGTAAGTCGGCTGGTTATAAAACCTATTATTCCAAGCAGAGCAATGGTAGCTATACCCCTGGCGCCACGACTGCAATTACCTCTACTGCTTTCAGAAACCTCGGTGCTTCTTCTAATTCGAGTTGCCCCGCAGTGATTGATGAGCTTGATCCTGCTTACAGCCTTCCTGCCGGTTCTCCACCCGGTCCGGACGGCAAGTGCCCCACCGGCCGTTATCACACCATTTCCGCAGAAGATGCCAAAAGGCTCATGGAGGCATATGCAAACATTGCCAATGCAGCTGCCGTCATGCAGAAGATTCTTGACAAGGGCGGCAGTCTCCAGGGTGCTCCTGAACGCACTTTGACGGGTGATCCTCAGTCGGTGGGTTCGCCTTCGACCACTATCACCACCAATCCAGACGGCACGGTGACGACGACTACCACCACGCCGAACAATGGTTATTCGTATTCAGGCAATACCATTACCGTCACGAATAATTCGACCACTACCGTGACGACTTGCACTGCTGCGGGTTCCTGCACTAGCAGCACGACCACCAAGGAAAACGACGACGCCGGTACACCTACTGATACCGGCATGCCTTCTGTCCCGAAGCTCTATGAGCAGAAATACCCTGATGGCGTCAAAGGCGTGTGGGATTCTCACGCTCAGGCCATTTCGCAAATCCCCCTCATTTCCTGGGTCAACTCTCTGACTCCCTCGTTTGGAAATGGTGGCTGTCCGGTGTGGGTGATTCCGGTGAACGTCCTGGGCATCAACACCAGTGGCGACGTTTCCATTCCGTGTTGGCTGTGGGGCGTCCTCAAAATCATCTTCAACATTTCCGCGCTGCTGGCGGCTCGGAAACTCATTTTCGGAGGCTGATATGGCCGGTATTGTTCAAGGCTTGACGCTGCTGCTGTCCAAGATTGCGGCGCTTGCAACTTGGCTCGGCGAGTTGGCCGTGGCTGCGTTCACCGCCTTCTGGCTCATGCTTACCGATGTGCTGGTGTGGTCCTTTGACGCCTTCCTGGGTCTCGCGGTGACCCTGGTGGGCTCGATCGACCTTGGCGGCTTGACCGCCTACACCGCCGATTGGGCCGGCCTGCCGCCTTCCACCATCGAAGCGATGCAGGCGGTGGGTTTGAGTTCTGCCGTGGGCATCGTTGCCGTTGCCATCGGCGTTCGCGTGCTCCTTCAACTCATCCCGTTCGTGAGGCTCGGCTCATGATCCTCGGCATGTTTGGCCGCCCAGGTGGCGGCAAGGGCTATGAGGCTTGCGTCTACCACATCATGGAGGCGCTCAAGCGTGGCCGAAAGGTCATTACGAACATGCCGCTCGATGTGGATCGCTGGGCCGCCATTGAGCCCGCTTGGCGCGATCTGATCGAGGTCCGCGACAAGCCCTTGACTGAACGCCAGCCGGATACTCGGTACACCGGCATTCACCGCGTATTCGGTCACGTCGATGACTACGCCACGGACTGGCGTGACGCCGAGGGCAGGGGGCCTTTCTTCGTCATTGACGAGGCGGCGAACGTCATGGGTCGAGGTCGGACACCCCGCTCAGTGGTCGAGTGGTTCGAGATGCACCGCCACACCAATTCCGATGTGATGGTGATGACCCAGACCACCGGCAGGCTGACGCCCGACATTGCCGAACTCATCCAGACTTGCTACTTCTGCCAGAAGGCCAGCAGCTTCGGCAGCATGAGCAAGTACATCCGAAAGGTGAAGGACGGCATCAAGGGCGACGTGGTGAACACCACTGTTCGCACCTACGAGAAGAAGTACTTTGGCCTTTGGCGCAGCCACACCCAGGGCGTTGCGGTGGCAGAAGTGGCCGCGTCTGACATCGTGCCGATCTGGCGTCGTTGGCCGGTTGTCGGTGCCGCCGTGATGCTCCCTTTGGGCATCGCCTCGCTGTTCTTCATCCGCATGCCATGGCAGGCTCATGTGAAGCAGGCCCGTTCCGTTCCTGCCGTGCACGCTGAGGCGGCCAGCGCGGCGCGTGCTTCTGCCATTGCTGCGGCTCGGGCTTCTCTGCCTGCCTCTGTCCCGGCCTCTGCGCCGGCCTCAGTCGTTGCACCCGGGGTGCAGACGCTCGCCGCTCGCGGCAAGGTGGGTGCCGATCCCTTTGCCGGCTATGGCTTGCACATGTACGGCTGCGTCTCGGCTGGTTGCGTATTCCACGCGATGGCGGAC